AATATCCGCCTGATCGTCAACCGGGATGACCTTACCCGACGGGCGGTTCTGACGCTGATCGTTTGTGACCTGACGCACATGCTGCGGCAGCTTGTTGATCGTCAAGCACGGTCGTGCGTTGATCGTTTGACCCTGCACCGCACCGCGTGTGGCGAGCACTTCTTGCGGCCACTGCCAACGGTTGTCCGGCGAGCCTGCCATGAAGCGCAAGTCATCAAGCTCGCTGTCTCTCGAGTCACTGTACGCCGACAACGACTGTTCCAGACGGTCGCGCATGCGCGCCAGCACGTCAGCAGCGTCCTTAGTGCGACGCGATTGCGGACTGTTGGCGACTTGCGCCGCGCCTTTCATGCCTGTCGGGTCTTGAGCCATGACTTACTTCTTGCCTTTCTTTGCCGCCGCGCGACGCTTCACCGAATACGCAATGGCTAGCGCCTGCTTCTGCGGTGTGCCAGAACGCATCTCTTGTTTAAGGTTTTCGCGAAATGCTTTATTAGTGGCCGACTTAACTAAAGGCATTTAACGTACCCCTTTACGTCCCATCGGCGATGGGCGGAAGTCTACCGTGGTGCGAATAGCGTTGCTATTCATCTCGCGCTTTGGTGCGCGCGGCTTTTGCATTTTTGGCGCGCTTTGACGGCTTTGCACGATCATGTCGCCGATCGTTGCGCCGGGCGACACGCCGGTCATTTTTCGGTAGTTCATTTGCTGGGCCTCTTTTTGGCGGTTTTGGCAGATTCTCTAAAGGCTTTGGCGGTAGGGGCTCCCTTCGCACCAGGTGTACGCATCTTCTCACCAGAGCCTGCAGCGATGCGCGCACGCTTTCTATTAATGTTCTCATAAAGTCCCCGTTTACTAGCCATTAGCTACACTTCCATCTTTTGAGTGATGCTTTAGCCCGTTCTGCTGGGCCTTTAGCGTTACGAACGACGCCCTTCATTCTTGCGCAGAACGACTTCTTACGTCCGGCGTCTGCCTTGCTTTTAGGGTTGGGCGCTGGCGCCTTCAAGTTGCTGCCGGTGGCACGGTTGTACTTGGCGCGTCCTTTGGCCGTTAGGCCAGCGCCAGCTTTGGTCGACTGCTTCTCGCCGCGTCCTACAGACAACGACACCGACTTGCGAGCCATTACGCCCCCATCCAGCTACCGACGCTGCCGCCTTCATTGACCGCAATGCGCCTAGGTTTCTCTCTATATTCGCGCTGTGCGAGCGGAAATGCAAATGTCACCGCCAGCGCATCGGCCGCGTCAGGGCTTGCAAGCCCCCGCGCCTTCATCTCTTTCTTCCCTTCTAAGAAGATCGTGCCCGAAGAGTTCGGCTTCTGCGTCGGCCCGGTCAGGTCTGTCTTCAATTGCCGATCGTTCGGTATGTGCCCCTCGCGCAGCCACTCGCGCATGTTGCCCCAGAGCTCCGCGCGCTTGTTGCCCCACATCACCGGGTTCTTCGCCTTCCACCCAAAGTTTACCCCGCGCACCTTGTAGCGCTGCTCCTTGAGCCGATCCAATATGCCGTACCCAAGGCCGCCCTCGTCGATGACGGTAAACACCGGATTGAACTCCTCGATCGCGTCGATCACGCGACCGACCGTCGTCATAGTGTCCTCGCCCTTGTAGCGCTTGATGGCGATAATGTCCCGCCCTTGCCGCGCAACGATCACGGTGCTGTCGGAGCCCGATCGCGCAGGGTCGACCCCCAGCACCACCGGCGCCGTCTCATCCTTCCACCGCTGTCGGTTGCACGCCGCCTCGACGACCGCCGGGCCGATGAACTGATCGTCGCCCTCAAGCGGAAACTGACCATACACCTCGATGCGCGCCTCGGGGCTATCCGCGCCGTACTCGTCGATGATCTGCTGGTAGACCATCTTGTCGGTGTCCTCCACCTCGCGCGCGTCGATGCTCTCTGTTTGCCAGAACGCCCGCTTGGCGTTGAAGCACTCAAAGAAGTACCCCTCGTTGCGGCGCGGGTTACTAAACGCGCACCAGAATCGGTGCGGTGTGTTCTCCGTGAAGAACCCCGCTGTGACCGCCCAGATGGGGTCAGGTATGCCCGATGCCTCGTCGAAGATGACGAGCACGCCGTCGTGGTTGTGCACGCCCGCGTACGCGTCCGGGTTCTCCTCGCTCCACAGCCGCCCCTCGACCGACCAGTAACGCGTGCCTTTCTTCAGGTCGCGCTCGACGAGCTCCGCGATCCACTTGGCCGGCATCAGCCGCGTGGCGGACACTTCGAACCAGTGGCTGTTGATTAGCAGCGCGAGCCACTTGGTAATTTCGGCCCACGTCACCGAGCGCAGCTGCGCTTCCGAGTTCGCCGAGATGATGGTCGTCGAGCCTATACGCGTCGACAACATCCACAGCGTGATCCAACTGACCAACGCCGACTTGCCGATACCGCGACCGGAGGCGGTCGCCATGCGCAGTACTTCGTACGCCTCGCGGGTCTTGTTGGCCTTTATATGCTCTGCAAATTTGCGTAGCACTTTGCGCTGCCATTTGCGCGGGCCGCTGAAGTGCTCGAGCGGCGTGCCGGCCTGGCCCCACGGAAAGACGAACAGCACGAACGCTTCGGGGTCATCTTTAATTGCGGGTGACCAGAGCTTGCTCATGAGCAGCTCCTCTTGGTCAGCGCTATAGATCGGCGTTTGCATGCGTTGGCTGGTCGATAGTTAGTGGTGCCCGTTCATCTTGTGCCAAGCGACCAGCAATGACGCGCGATTCCGCCTCTCGCAGTGCTGCCGTGATGCTGATCTGCTGCTGTATGTCGACTTGCACCTGTTGCTTCGCCACCCAGCCGTGCACATGCGTGAGTATGGATAGGGCAGCCTTAGCGTCCCCTTGACGCGCGGCTTCGCGGAGTTGCGTGGCGGCTTCGACGTGTCCATCGGCGCGTCCCTTCTCTTCGGCTAGTTGGGCCATTGGATCTAGCTGGCACAAACGGCGGTACTCGATCGGCAGCAATCCTGCCGCCAACGCCAACGTATCACCTTTCAACCCGAGCGCGGCGGCGTCGTAAATCGCCTGCAGCGTCTTTTCGGTTGCTTTCACCTCGCGCGGCGCGAATGGCAAAGACTTTAAGGACATGGCTGAAGGTTACTGGATGAAAGCACAGGGCTGCAAGCTGGTGGGCTAAAAAATAAAAAATTTTTTGCGAACGCTCCCCGTAATTTTGACCGGGTGGCCTCGGGCCCTACCCCCCCATGCCAGCGGCCAGCGGCCGCCAGCCCGCAGCACCCAACCCGGAGCCCGCCGCCCCTAGCCTGCAGCGCCAGCCCGCCAGCGCTCGAGCTCGAGCGTCGCGCGCGTCGGCCGTCGGCGTTGGGTCATTTGGGTCATGGCATGCGAGCCGGTGCGCGCGCTCGAGCACCAGGGCGACGGCGTGCGCTCGAGCACCAGGGCGCCAGCTTTTGGGTCATTTGGGTCATGGCCGCTCGATGACCCAAATGACCCAACAGCATAGGGGGCGCAGTCATGGGGGCATGGGGGTTTTAGGTCATTTAGGTCATTTAGGCATACCCAAAAAAACTCGTTTGGCCGCTTCATTGTGCGCCGCTGTAGCGTACCGCTGTACGGATATACAGTATTTCTAGACTTATAAGATTAGATAAAAAACATGACCCAAATGACCCAAACGCACTCCGCGCCCCATGTTTTCAAGCTCGCCGCGTTGGGTCATCCAGCCCGCGCCAACAACCCAACGGCGACCCAAATGACCCAACATTCGCGCGCTCGCCGCCGATCGCCGCCGCCGCACGCGCTCGCTCGATGACCCAAACGTCCAGCGCCATGACCCAAACGTCCAGCGGGTAAAAGTATCCGCAGAATGGTCACGCTATCAAAAACAGTTTGATGGCCTATTCGCAAACCGGCGAGGATCGCCATGTCGACTAAATCACATGGAGCACATGCACATGACCCCGATCGAACGAACCATTATCCGAGGCCTACTCCACCGCGCGCTCGCCGCCGGCTACACGGTTTCCGTCCATGATAGCTATGACGGCGACGGCGAATGGACAGTCAAACGCTCGCGCGATACCACCGCCATCATGGGCGCGCTCGACACCACCGGCGGCGATATTTTGCTGTTTCGCGACGCCAACGGCGTGCGCGTCGGCACAGTGACGCTGATCTATAACGGCGACGATACCGTCATCGCCGACGCCAGCGGCGACGCTGCAGCGCTCACCGTCTAACCCCTTACCATCAGGAGCACATGCACATGAATAAGACTGAACAACGCGAGCT